GAATATCTGCGCCAAGTGACTTCTCTTTGGAGGTGTACCAAGCAAGCTGCCCATTGGTAAGGCGAATGGCGTATTTCTGCTCAAGCTTTTCTTTGTACTCAAGCAAGCGTTCTGGCACGACCACGTTATCGTCATCCAGTGTATAGTCTGGATTCTCATGCCATGGGAAGAAAAACAATTCCCAATCCATTTGCCCAGGCTGCATACCTTTGCGCTGCCGGCTCAACGCTTCTTGGCAGTAATCGTAGAAATACCCTGTCTTACCCTCAGCGGTAGATTCAATGGTAATAACACAATCTTTCGATACTGCTTCAAACGCACCCGTTACAATCTCTTTTGCTTTGTGTGGGTACTTAGCACAGATTTTACCGAACTCACTGATATGCAAGTATGTGAGCGTGCCACCACGAAACGAGGTGCCAACCGCGATAGATGAACCGTTTTTAAATACCAGCTCACCGGCTCTCGCTATTTCCGCTGGCATCATCTTTACCAATGTGGGCGGCAAAGCGTTGTAAGCAAACTCTATCTTTTCACGGAAGAGCCTGATGGAGTCATCGCGACTGTGTGTGATAACCGCACATTTCGTGTTGTTGTTGAACAAGCACGCGTCCAGCATAAATATCATTGTGAAAGTCGTGAAGCCTAGCTGCCTGGCTTTCAGAATAATATTTCGATAGTGCATCCCCTCAAAGAACGTAATTTGCGCGTCATTTAGGTGGAACTTTATCTTCTTGCCGTTTTTGTCTGTAATGTAGTACAGATTGTTGATACGCCAACGCCAATTGCTGAGGTTAGCTTTTAGTTCTTCCTCAGTCATTTTGCATCAATATCCACTTTTTGAGATATATACCCCGTATATTTTTAATAAAACGGAATACTTATTTAATTACTTTGCATGTTTAGGCAAAACCGCTCTGGATTCGCCGTTGCTTTCTGATATTTCAGCAATGAGATTATTGACGGTTAACTCGCCTTCTATCTCACGCTTCTCTTTAAATGCTTGAACATCGATGTGCTTACCAAGCAACTCTAAGTTCTTTACTTTGTCGGGCCACTTGATTTTGCGAAGGACAGTTTCTACTTTGCCCATCATTAGTTCCTGAACATCGAGGCCCGAAATTGTTCTACGCCACGTTTTAGGCCACTGCGTAACAGGCTTGAGGTGACCGTCATCATCCAAAATATCAACAACGTCCATTTCATCAATTTCAATAAGACGTTTAAGCACGTAATCAGCATTGACTTCGTTTTTTTCGAGGCGTTTGTTTTGAGCCTTTGATATAGCGGCCTGTATAACTGGTTTTGACAAGTTCTCTGTTGCGATGCGATTCGCTGTCTTTTCACTGTAACCAGCCCGTATAGCTGCTTGAGTTGCGTTTAAATCAATGAGGTATTCACTGACAAACAACTCTTGTTTTTTTGTCAGTTTCTTAATGGCCATTTGATTCTCTATGCTACGTTGCCGCTTAAAGCACGCTGCCCATCTTGGGGCGCTCCGCGCTCAAACGTATATGAAATGAAGTTGTTTAGCTTTAGCCAGGTGCTTATTGCGCGTCTAACGTGAAAGTTATAGTTACCATAACCATTCGTGAGTCGTGCTTTGCCTTGGCCGTTGTGTGAAACGTTGACAGTAAAAAGGCGCTTGGCTCGGTGTGGGCTGTATACCCTGAGCGTAGCGCCTGTTAATTCGGATTCGACTTCTAGGCCATCCGTAGTAATTACGGTGGTGAATGCCACGTTTATTCCTTTTGGTTTTCTGCCATCGCTTTAAGCGTGATTTCGTGAAGTTCTTGCTTTCTTCGCTCTTCTGCTCGCTTGTAGGAGTCTTCGCGCTTTTTAAAGTAATAGTTAACACACAAACCAGCAATACCCACTAGCATACCGATGAGTATTCCAAACTCTTGAGAGGTTACTAGCCCCCAAGCTGCTGAGATACCGCCCCCGATATATGTTGTTATAGATGCTTTGTCTGCCATTAATTTATTATCTATTGCTTGTGAGTGTAGATTCATGCTGTTATCCCCCTGTGAGTTATAACGGCATGATCATTCAATTTGTGTTCCATAGGGATTAGACGAAAGGTTACTTTTTACCCATGAAAGCGAGCATATTGCGTTTACCTATCTCTCTTAACCCAGCGTAGGCCGTGGGCAGAGTGAGGAACGCGCTGATGACTAAAAGGTCTGGTGATTCAGTGAAAAGCCCGTAATAGATAGCGGCTATTAATGATAACGTGGCGTGTGTAGGTCTTACGTACTTAACGCCGCCCTCTGCATTATCGCCATTGCGTATAGTGACTTGTGTCTCTGAATGGCTACGCTGTGCATCTTCAAATTCAGCTTGTTTGTGCTGAAGTTCGATTTTAAGCGTTGATTCAAGGTGCCTGTTTACTTCCGCTTCGCGTGCTGCGGCAATTTCTTCTAGCCTCACCATCGCTTCAGGGTTACTTTGCAGTGTCGCTAACGCTTCATCAGGGCTTGTAGTACCAGTAGCTTGAGCAACCATTGAGGCCCCTGCGCTTACTGCGCCAACTACGTTACCCGTTAGTAGCGAACCAACGAGACCGGCTACGCCTGTTTTGTTTTCTTTTAGAAACCCACCTACGTCTGACCAATTCACTTTACCACCTCCAGTTCGCCGATTAACAATGCCCACGCTTTGTAGTTTTTTGCATCTTCAATTTTTCGCTCAGTAAAGTCAGCAAAATGCATGAAATCACCAGTCACGGGGCAAAAGAAGGCATGAACCAAGTGATAACCATCACAAGCGCTGTACAATAAGCATTCTGGCTGGAATTCACCATCTTGTAGCGCTGGCATTTCTTCCATAGGCTTGAAATCTAGTTTCATATCGACACCTATGGCTTATACAATTCGAAGTGTGGCAAGTCGAGAAACCTTTCATCGCGGCTTCTACCGTCCATATCCCAATCACCACCCCACCGTAGTAAGTGGGTAATTTTCTTTTCAGCATAAAGCTGACGAGCAATACACATTACGTGACCAGCGAATACAGCAAATGCTAATTCGTCTTTCCAGTCTGTATTTGTTAGCTCAATGAAGTAAGGGCCGGCATCTATAGCAAGTGAGGGGGTTTTATTGTGTTTCGAATCAGGCCAGCGCAATTGGCTTAACTTATCGGCGTAGGCCTTGTTTTGTTCTTTCTCGCCGCGATGGCCGCAGAAGATAGACGCGTTAATAACCTTTTTTACTTCGTTGAATATAACCTGTATATCAACATGGCACGTATCAAGACGCGCTTGTGAAGTTTTGCCATAAGGAAACATAAAATTCAGCCATAAAAAAAGCCCCGACTGGTAAGGTCAGGGCTTTGTGTGAGGTAACGCGAGTATGGTTATATTCTATGCAAAGCTCGGTAATGAGTCAACTACTGTATTTCCCTCTTTCAATTAAAAATAAATGCGAAAACTAACAACTCTAAAGAGATAATATTTATTACTATTGATAAGTTGAGTAACCGGCCAGTTTTGCGAGACTCCCTTACAAGTTCTTCAAGCTCTTGCTCATTCATCTTGATCACCCGCTCTCGCGTTCCAAGCCTTAACAAGTTGCTCTTTATCTCTATGCGGTGACATTAATACAGGGCATCCAGTGCAGCCAATCATGCTTCTTAACATACCTTGAACAATGCCCGTTTCCATCCCCGCTTCGCTGCCGCAGAATGGGCAAGGCTTTAATTTCTGCTCACTCATGCCGCTTCATCCTCTCTCATTGCTGCGCTTACGTGACTTAATGCTGAACTGTTCCAGTCAAATAACTGCTGAAGTATCGCATTGTAGGCATCTTCTATCTTAGCCGGAAGCTTATTGCCCTTAATACCCAGCCTACGGCAAATCTCGCTTTTACTGGTTGGTTTAAGTTCTTGCTCGCCGGTCTTGCGGTTTAGGCGCATGATGGGCCTTTGAATTTCTTTGATAGCGCAATTGATTAACTTAGCTACTGACACATCAGGCAAATCAATCTCTTTCTCTACCATTACGCCCATAACGCCTGCTTTAACGTGAACGCGTGAGCTTCTATCATCAGCATAAAGCAACCTGGCTAAGTAATATGCGTGGCGATTTAGCTTATTACCCGTATCGGGGTGAGCCATTGCCAGAGCCCCAGCCACTTCATTTACATCGGGAGCCGTGCCGCCAAACCACATCCCGTCAATTTGCTTTGATTTTGTTGTCATTCTTGATAGTTCTCTGATTGGGTGTGCCATAGTGTTACCTTATGCCGCGTCTTGTTTCTGCATTTCTCTACACTGCTTGCGATAATGCGCCTTAATTTCTTGTATCTGCTCGATGGTGTAACGTTTGGGTTCGTGTGGGCCTTCAAGCTTATCCACTCGCGCTTGCCCTATTCGCTTAACCAAGTTAATTCGATAACTAATCAGGTTCCCCGACTTGTGCTGGTTACAGGGCACGCACTGACGGTGGCAGTTGTCTTCATCAAAGCGTAATTCCGGTGAGCTGCCTACGCTTCGGTAATGCCCTGCATCGTACTTGCCAGTGTGAAACCTACCGCAACTGATACACGGCTCTTTTGCATCCCGCAGCCGAATATAGGCGTTGAAGGCAGTTTGTGCTTCCCGTAGGTGTTCGCCCTTTGTTTTAAGCTTTTCTTTTTTTGCCTTGAGTCGTTTCGATTCAATTTGCTTCCCCTTTTTAGCCAACTTAGAAACGTTAGCTGCTGCCCACTCCGCAAAGCAGTTGGTACCGCAAAAGGCTTTTAGCTGCCTAAGTAGCATTTCCTCTTGTGGACCTTTCTTTTTGCAGTGTGAGCAGCGGCGTGATTTCATTGGCTATCCTTCATCATGGCTTCAAAATACAAGTCATCACTGGTTGTGAGTCTCACGCCCTGCTGAGTAAAGTGTTTCTCTATCTCATTGAGGTATTCTGCGAACTCTGCCACGGTTAGCAGGCTGGTTACTGCCATATCAAAGGGCTTGCCCATCAACATGAGCTTTTGCTCGTAGGATAGTGGCTTGAGCTTCTTGTCATAGGTTTCGCGGTAGCTGTTATCTTTGCGAAGAATAGGAACGCCAAAGTGTAATTTGCAGTATGCCCTTACTTCGTCAACGTCCATTTCTAACTGTTGCGCTATTTCTCTGTACCAGTGAAATGAAAGGCGGTTTTGCTTATCCTTTCTCGACTCGGTTTTGTTGCGCATTTGAATTTCAATTTCACCAAGACGCAGTAAATCTACTGCGCCCCTGAAAATGCTTTGAAGTTGCTCGCCACTTTTGGCGTGTGCGGTTTGCCAGGTCACTAGGCCACCTCACTATCTTGGCTAACCTTTCCCCACTGAGAAGCCATTGCTTGAGCTATCCCCGCATAAGTCGCGCTTCTTAACTTCCCGCGTTCTTTGCTTGGTGGCATTTTGTGGATTCTATTTTCTCGGCCTTCTACAATATTTGTAGGCTCCAAAAGCGGCAAACCTTTTAGCCATAGGCATGTAGCTTTTGTTTCTCCGTGACCGAACTGCCACGGCTGTATTATCTGGTCGGGCTTACGCCATAACGTAGACATAATGCAAACAGGGTTTTCAGTGGCTACCATAGGGATGTGTTCAGACTCACGCTGCAATCGCATGAAAAAAGATGCGCCAGCATACTGCCTGCCATCTAATTTCTTTGCCGCGAAGTGGCGCGAGCCACTAACGCTAAGGTGAGTGCAAGGCGGGTGAGCAATCATCAAGTCAAAGGGGTAATGAATAATATCAAAAACATCGCCTTCATAATGGGGCCAGCCGCTTCCGTCGGCAGAATGTCGCAACTAATTGCTTCATGTCCTTGAGCTATAAAAGCATCACGAACCGCGCCACTGTATTCACAAGCTATTAATACCCTCACGCCTCCAACTCCTTAAACATTTTCTCGAAGTGGTCCTTGTCAGAAAGTGCTAATGCGCTGAAGTCTTTCTTTGCTTCAACTTTTCGCCTAGCCTCAGAGCGCTTGTTTAAATCTGGACGCTTTACTTCTCTGATTAGCGTGCTTTGACGGTGTTCTTTTTGAATAGGTGTCATGCTTCAAGCCACCTATCTTTTTTATATCTGTCTTTTTGTAGCGAGTTTACTTTTTTCATTAACCTTGCTACTTCTGCCCTTGCCGCTTTAAGTTCATTTTGAAGCTTCTCTTCATCACCGATGCGATTAAAAAGTTTCACTAAAACCCACTGCTCACGCTCGATGTCTTTTTCGTGCTTGAACTGCTCTAAAAGCTTTCCAAACTCGCCATGGCATATATTGCTGACTGGTCCAGAAACAGGCTTAATGCCACCTCGATTAGTGACATAAAGCAAGCCCCACTTTTCTGGCAATTCATCTGGCTGAATAACCCCTTCAGGGCATAAAAAGTAACGCCAATCACCCATTCCTTTTTCTGGTGCTTTTCTGTGTGGCTTTTTCTTGTCAATTAAAAAGTCAGAACGACTAACTTTAACTTCAACAACAACCGAACCATCTCTATAACCTGAACATCTAAAGCCAATTGCATCGGGAACTTCACCATCCCAACCACTGGCTACTTCGCTCACTGCTACATTGCAGCCATGGCCGTTTTGACTATGAGAGCGTTTAAGCCATTTAACTGCGATATCGCACAATTCTCTGTGGGTCCATTCCTTCATGCTGCGTCACCTATTTTTATTTCTTGTTCTAATTTTCTCCACACTGCCTCTTTTGACTTATAGCCAGTTCTACGACCACGAGAACTGACAACTTCGCAAAGCTCTTCGAATGGAAGCCAAGAGGCACCAGAATTCTCACAAACATCAACTTGCCCGTTTCTGCTTCTGCACCAGTTTGCTAGATGCTCATAATTAATTTCACTAAACGGGTATCTGGAACCAGCCTTATTGTTATATGGCGGGTCTATGTGCCAATGAGCGTTATAGTTAGGTATGTTTTCATATGAAGATTGCTGAATTTCCCACTGAGAAATTAACGGCTTTTGTTCGCAGACTCTGGCCTTAACTGCGTCACCCCAGACGCGACAATCTTTTGATTCGTTATATTTGAAGTACCATGGGGATATTTTACTTGTTGGTTCACTGCGCCCTTTCGCAACCCAAAACTTGCAAAGCAGCTGCTGACCTATTTCAAGCGCCTCTATTTCATCCTCACTCTTAAAGGTTGATGGAATAGCCATGATATCCTTGCAGCTCGAGTTAATGAGAAAATCCCAAAGCAAGCATATGTTTTCAGAAACATCATAAAGTTTTGCTTTTTTGACGTTCCAACGGGTCGAGTAGCAGGCGGAACCAGCGAAAGGCTCAATTACTGTTTCACTTCGAGGGGCTCCCAAGTGTTTAGCCACTTGGTACTTTGCGCCGTAATAAGAGAAAAATGGCTTCATGCTGCCACCTCTAACTTATTAATCTGCCCTTTAGTCATTAACGCTTCACGCGTAACAAACGATACGTGCCCGGCACTTACGCGGTGTGGGTCAAATACGAATATCACTGAGCCTTTGTTATTACCCTTTTGCGGTACGCCGTTCTTTAAGAAAGCTAAGCGGCCATCGGTAACGAAACGGGTTTCACTGACGTATTGCTGAGCAAGGCTGAACCATTTCACTGATGGGTCACACATAACGAGCATCACGGTACCTTTACCGTTAAGCTGTGCTTCAATCGCCTTTTCCACCCAGGGTGTTATTCTTGAATAAGGGGGGTTACACCAAAGCCATCTACCAAAAACGCTACCGGCCTTTGACCAATCTTTTGTAAGTGCATCATCTTCGATAGTCCAATAATCTGGGCTTTTCGCTGTCTCATGCTCTGCGCATACGTCAAAGCCAAAACCAAATTCCAAATCTAATGCGTGAAACACCTCTGGCGGTGTACTCCATAAATCGTTTGACATAATCCCTTACCCCTCAAACTTATCTGAAAACTTTTTAGCTTTGGGCACATCACCTACAATCTGACGGTTAACTAGTGGCTTAAACTCGCTGAACTCACCACGGAAAACACTGCCTACCATGCCAATCTCACCCATTCGGCATTTGCCTATAATGATTTCGGCTAAACCTCTGTCCTGAGTGTTCTCGTTGTAAACCTCATCGCGATAGATGAATATGATCTTGTCTGCGTCTTGCTCAATCTGGCCAGACTCACGTAGGTCTGAGTTAATTGGGCGCTTGTTGTTACGAGTTTCTAGTGATCGTGATAGCTGGCTTAGCACCAGGAACGGACAATCAAACTCTTTAGCCAAGGCTTTAATACCTCGACTTATCTCGCTTATTTCGTTAACGCGATTTTCTGTTTTCGAATGACCTCTTATCAGCTGAAGATAATCAGCCATTATCAGTGTTGGTTTACCATGCTTCTTTTGGTATCTGCGCAACTCTAAGCGCATTCGAGGGATGGTCATGTAAGCATCATCAACAATTGAAAGGTGTGTTTGTTTCAACTGGCCCATTACAGATGAAACCTTCGAGAATTTTTCGTCTGTCATGCCTCCAGATGAGTTACTAGGGCGCTGAATATCTGAAATAGACACTTGACCAAGGGATGAAAGCATTTTGTAGATAAGCTGCTGACGTGGCATTTCCATGCTGAAAACAATTGGTTTGCCACCGCTAACGGCTTCCGTTGTTACCATGTTCATTGCTAGGGTTGTTTTACCCATTGACGGCCTTGCTGCTAACACAATCATATCGGCAGGCTCTAGCCCGTTAATTTTGTTATCTAGATCGCTTAGTCCAGTTGAGATGCCGGCAATTTCACTACCTGAGTTTATGCGCGTTTCAAGCTCGTCAATGGCTGTTTGCAAAGCAGCGTGGATGGAGTAATCAGTTTCATTTGTGCAAAGCTTTTCAGACACATCGCCAAGGCGCTTTTCTGCGTTCCCAAGAATTTCAATTACGTCTGAGCCGTCTGAGTTGTAGCACTGTTCCTGAATGTCTTGCGCGGCAGCAATGGCTTGGCGCTGTAATGAACGGTTACGAACGGTGTTTGCGTAAGTCATCAAGTTTGCGGTTGACGGAACGCTTCTAGCTAGTTCGTAGACGTAAACCTCACCGCCTACGTCTTCAAGTTGCCGTTTGTGAGTTAAAAAGTCTGGCAGCGTTGCAATGTCGGCCGCTCGCCCTGAGTTGTTCATTTCAACAATGGCCTTAAACATCAGTCGGTGCGAACGGCTGTAAAAGTCATCTTCGTTAAGAACTGGCAACACCGCGTCAAGCAGCTCATTGCTGTAGAGAAGCGAACCGATAACGCCTTGCTCTGCTGTTTGGCTGTGCGGTGGTATGCGAAGGTTTTCAGTATGGTTCACGCTTCTTCCCTCCACTGCTTACGAGTGAGGAACAACGCTGGAAACATGCTCACGTAGTTTTCAAAATCTGAACGCTTGCCGTGCGCTTGGCATGATTCGATATCAGAAAATGCTTCGTTCATCAGGTCTAGCATGTCGTTAATTTCTTTTACAAACCCCTTGTGCCCTATTTTTTTCATGTAGCTATCAGGAAACGCTTTTAGAAAATTCTTTCGATACGTTTCGTTTTTTGGTGGCTTTTGATTTACACCAATGGCTTTCTTGCCTTCACGCCATGACTTCCAAAAATGCTCAAAACCCTTTTTTCTAACCTCATTAATTTTTTCGACACGCAGAGCCTCTGGGTCTGCACATTCTTTTTTATTGTTAAGATCATTATTGTTTATATGTGTGATCTGGGGTGTGGTTTGGGGTGTGGTTTCACTACCCTTGAACGTCTTTATATTCGTGGTTTGGGGTGTGGTTTGGGGTGTGGTCTGGGGTGTGGTGCAATTTTGCCACTTTTCCCAGCCATTAAAACCGATAATGAACCCTATATGAACACCCTTATCTTTAAGGGTTTTCGTGTAAACCTGAGATAAGTTTTTAAACTTTTTGATTATTCTACGGGCGTGATCTTTGTCTTTAATGCCTTTGAACATTTCAACAATTTGAGGGTAGTCAATCGCCCACTCACCAGCGGCAAGATTAACAGAAACGCCTTTGTAAACTACACTGCGTGGCTTGTGCTGGACAGTTGATAGCAGCTTAACAAATACGCCATACGCCAATTCATCACTGGCCCATGATTGCTTGTTAATATCCCTCCACAGGTTTACGTACCCGTTGTTGCTGGGCATAGAATTTTTACCCTCGTGAAGTTGATAAACATTTTCTGCCTGACTACCCATTAGCTTTCACCTCTGCCAGTTCATTAAGGATTGATTCTAGCTCCGCAATGAGCCGTAGCGTTTCGTTAGCGGTGAGGTGCATAACTTTGCCTAGCTGATTAGTTCTAATCGCTACACAGTGGCCTTTAGCAGCTATCGTGTAGTTAGGGTTGTCAAACTTGGTTAAATCGCTCATACTCTTTCCTGTTGTTAGTTCAACAAACCTCGCTTTTTGCTTTCCACGGCAGGCGAGGTTTTTTATTGC